CTGTTTCATACTGCCTTACGATAGGGATTAGTGTCATTTGGACAAATTGAGCCATCAATTGCTCATTTGAATTAATTCCACTCGAATTTGACTGATTCAAAAAAGTAATAGGAACATTATAGACATTAGCTATTCGTGTAATAGTAATACTTTCTGTGTCTTTCAAGTCACTAGATTTAAATTCGCTTTGAAATCTATCGTATTCAAATCCTTTTTCCTGAAATACTGCACCACCATTTTCCTTAATCATTCTAGCGAAATCAGCTATATAAGCCTTCTTTTTCTCTTCGGAAACGTTTTTATCATACTTAATAACATAACTGTCCTTTTTGTTCATCTCAGTTAGCGAAAAGTCTTGAACAGCGCTATTAAAATCTAAGGAATTTTTCAATACAGCTATTGGGCTTATGCCTGTAATTCCGCCTACAGGTGAAATGTGCTTTACATGTATTACCTCTGTGTTAAAGACAATTGCATGAAAAAAATCATCTGAAATTTGATACCATAATGAATAATCATCAAGATTAATCATAGGAGTAACACAATCAGGCTTTATAGGATATAAAGCGATTGGGGATCCAAGCACATCCCTTTGAATTAAAGCATATCCATTACCATTTGAATTTCTTGACACTTCCATTTGATTAAAAAAATCATATGCTGAAATTGAATTATTTGTTTGTACTGTTAATAGGTCGTCTAGTTCACCTGACTGTTGGCTTGAATTGTTGTATAAATGTATCGGAAGTGATGATACAGTGTTAGCCAATCTCGTTATAACGCTAAAAATAGTTTCATTTGTACTCAAGTTCGCATTAGATAAACCGCCAAAGGCGCTCCCAGCCCATAAAGAAAAATCATACCCTGGTCCGCTCCAACCGTTTTGAACATTTGAACTTTGAAAAAAAGATTTTACTTTGCTCCAGAATTTCAAAAATTGCACCTCCTTTCATCATTTAAAAGAAATAAATTGACTGGTTGGGCCATCGTCATTTTCATGCTCAACCAGCATATCTATTACTGACACATGTGCATCTAGCGCAGCCGCAAAACCATCTATTTTTCTTGACTGTGATTGCTTAGTTGGCATCCAATTGTTATTGCGGTCTTGAACTAATCGGATATTGTTTAGGTACCACTTAAACATTTTTTGCTCATTAAAAATCACTTTCCCGTCCAATAACAATTCTTTGATATTTTGCATTGGTCCACCAAGGGTTAGATAACCTTGAATAACTTTTTCCGTATTAAATCCAGCCATCTCAAGTTCCTTGTTTAGCCTTATAGCTTTAGCCCTATCATAATTGATCTGGACAATATCATATTTATCATTCATTTCTAGAAACCAATTTAAAACGTAAGTGTAATCGACATAGTCACCTGGGATAATTTCGATTTCTCCTCGTCTTTCCCAATCTTTTATACGTTCTTGGTTATTATCTCGTTCATATCGTTTTTGAGGTATCCAAGATTTTTCTAAAATAAATATGCTACCATCACTCAAGGGAAACTCCAAACAAGCTGAAGTAAAATCTTCTGAATCGGATAAATCATATCCGCCAATACACTCATGGCCTTCTATTTCTTTTAAATCAATATGTTTATTATTTTTCTCTAAAGTTTCTGGGGTTACAAAACTCAGCTCATCAGTATCAGCAAAAATGTTAAACTGTTTGGTTAACCAATCTGCATATTCTTTAGGACTTTTTCTTTCTCTTTTGTAATCATTGATTAAATCAGCAATTTGCATTAAGCCTAAATTAGGATTAGCTTTAATCCACATTTTTGGATCATCAGCTTCTTTTGTATTATCTAAGGATGCCATAAAGTAAAATGTTCGTTCGTCAATATTATCTTCATAATTTTTCAAGCAATCTTTCCCTTGATCAACAAAATCAACTAAAGGCCCATCTAAAACAGTACCAGCGGTTGTTATATAGACAATTAACGGCTGCTTTCTGGTTCCACGTGAGCGTTTCATAACGTTAATTAATGAATAATCTTTGTATTCGTGAATTTCATCAAAAACACCAAAATGCAAGTTTTCTCCATCTTTGTTATTCTTTTCAGCCGAAAGTGCCTGAATTTTACCATTTGTTTTAGGGAACCTAATTTCTGATCTGTTTGGGATAAACCTTTTATTTAGCCAAGGAGATTTAGTTATCATCGTCCGAGATTCTTCAAAAAGTATCCCCGCCTGTTTTTGTGAGTTTGCTAAAACATAGCAGTTAGCTCCATTTTCACCATCAAATCCAGCCATATAATCTGCTAGACCACTTTCAAGGGTCGTTTTACCATTTTTCCTTCCTAAAAAAATTAATGCCTCTCGGAATCTACGCAAACCTGTTCTCTTATTAACCCAACCGAACATATTTCCAACAATGAAATGTTGCCAAGGCTGCAATATTAATTGATCAAAATCGCCTTTACTAGGCTTACACTTTTTTTCAATAAATCGGATTGGACGCCAAGCTTTTTCTTCATCAAATTCCCAAGGATAATCATTACTTTTTGACTTTTTTAAGTCATTTAAGTGCCTTTCACACGCTCTTTTTACCCACTCGTTGGCAACTATTGACCCTTCAATGACCATTTGGGCATAGATTGTAGTCAAAAGTATTGGCGCCGGCTCGTCAAGAATATGTCCAAGACTTTTTTCAGTTTTAATATAATTTTCAGCCCATTCACTAATGCTAGAGTAATCAAGTTTCAGCAGATTAATTTTAGAAGTCGTCATCATTATCATCACCTGAATCATCACTTAAATTAATTGCTAATGATGCTCTAGCGGCTGGTGTCAGCCCTAATTGGCGAGCATATTTATCAATTTGAGGCGCCAACTGACGTTTTTCTTTAAAAATTGGGCTTACATCATACTTCACACCATCATTAAATGTTTTCCCATGCTTTTTTAGACTAGCATTAAGTGACTTGTACTCCATCAAAAGGTCACAATAAATGGCCAAGGTGTTAATATCTAGCTCATTCAACAATTTTGATTTTTGATACAAACTAATAATTCTTTCAAACTCTTTTTTTGCACCCGAAGCAAGCCATACGGGAGGATCCATTTTTACAGCTGAAACTTGTAGTCTTTTTTCATTTTTGGTCCTTTTGTAAAGTTCTTTTTTCGTTTTGTTATTGGGGTTTCCATTCAAAAGTTGCAAATATGAGCTTTGTGCTGTTCTCGGCATAAAAAGTCACCTCCTATCTAGCTCCTCAACGAGGGTGCAATTTTTTTAAAAAACGAATTTATCCCTTATCCAGAACCCTGTTCCGCTCCCCTAGCACTGATACATCAACGTTTTTAATGGTGGGGGGGTAGTTATTTTTTTGCACCTATAGTCGTCATTCAAAAATTTAAAATCCATTTAATCCAACGTTTGTCGATCACAAAACTACATAAAAAACACAATTTTTGTAATTTTGCACTCACGCTAAATCTTTATTCCTGCCAAACACTACTACTCCAGATTTTTTCTCTTCTTTTTTTCGATGCTTTTTCGCTTTTGAAAATCCTTTTTCAAAGTGTTCTTTGTTGTGACATTGTGGGCAGATAGTTTCCAGATTATCAACGTCTAGTCTCTTTGACCAATCATCTCTTAGATGAACTTTGTGGTGAACGGTATTGCCTTGCTTAACTATCCCGTTTCTTCTACATTCTTGGCATAGATAATGGTCACGTTCAAGCACAAACTGTCTAACAGATCTCCACTCTGAACTTTTATAAAAGTTATTCTCCTTATCTGAATAATCACGGATCACTCGCACCGTCACCTCTTCTTAACCCAGCCATCTCTGCCACATTGCAGTTACAGGCCTTCATTCAAGACCACGACAATCCCTACAAGGCTACTGTCACTACATACTTTTATAACTTCATAGCTTTTTATGCTAAAGGCAATCGCCAGTGTCTGAAGCTGTTTTGCATTAAAACTGCATTCAGCTAAGCCAAAAAATATTTTCTCAATGCTGTTGGTCTGTGCTCTTTTGACTTTATCCAATACATAGTTAATCTGCTTGGTGCTCAGTCTTTCATCAACTGATTCATTAAACAGTTCTTTCTCTGGCAGAACAGATGCTAAATCGTTTTCACTATATTTTTTCTTGTCCTTCACCATCAACCCCCCTAGTGCCAGTATTAACGGTCTCTAAGTTATATTTTTTTAATGTTGCAAAGCTCTTGTCTGTCTCCCAGCCAATAAACAATCTGCTTACTGCTTTTTATTTTCCATCAACGTATACATGGATATCTTTAATGCCATCAAACTCAAACGAATATGTGGTTGCTTCTCCACTATTAACTTTCCGCTATCGTCAACTAGATATAACTTATTAGGTTCTGTTTCCATTTTCATTCTCCTTTGCTTTAATCATCTCACCAATGCTAACTTTAAATTCATCGTGAACTAGCTCTTTTTCCAAATCTTTTAGAAGCCTCAATTCCTGCCAGCCACTAACCAATCCAAAATCTTTATCACGTATCACATAAAATCAACTCCTAAAAATGCGTATAAAAATAGCCCACATAGTGAGCTGTAATATTTACCGCATACACGGCTAGTATGTATGTTAACAGCCAAAAGGATAAAAATGCTGCTAACCGTTATCATCATTGTTTTTTTGGTATTGCCACCTCACTCCGATAACTATTTTTTTACACGCCTAGGTCAATTAGGGTGCTCCAAAATCTATCATCTATAGCTGTTGCCAGTATATTTTATCTTATAATCAAGCCAGCTTTCAGAGATGTCCCTGATTGCCAACATAACGACAGCTGATTAAGCTGCCGAACCATTAAAGTCAATTGAAGTAGCTAATCTCTTGATTTATCTACTCTATCAATATATCGCATTTTCAATGATAATTTTTGCTATATATTATCATTTTTCAAAATCCCTTCTTTTTTAGCTAGTAATTCCAATATTTTTTCTCTTTTCCTATACATTTGTGCCTGTGCTAACGGTGGCTCGAGTAGTTCACCTACCATTCTCCAATCATAATAATCATCAGTACACCAGCGCAACTCATATATCTGTTTCTGTTGTTTAGTCATATCAAGCAACAAATCATTTTTAATTTTTCTCAATCTGTATAATCTTTGCAGATAAGTATCTTTTTCCTTAGCTTCAGCAATCCTTTGAGCCTTGAACACTGTGGTTGAACTTCTTCCACCGCCTACGTTTTCATCACGAAATTCATGATAAGGCCATTCGATTTCAATTTCTCGCTGTCTTATTAATTTGCCGATGTTAGCGATTTTCTCGTAATCAGCTTCAAGTCCTGCCATTTCTTTGCTTGAAAGTCGTTCTTCAATCACTAATTAATCACCTCACTTCATAACCTTCAATAATTGCTTTTATAAGCTTAATCCTGTGCTTAACTACATAATCACAGCATTTTAATCTATCTACGTTCACCGGTAAAACATCAGGCTCCAATGATAGAGAGATTGGCTCATAAAAGAATGTTCCCCAACTGCTATTGGCAATTTTTTTAATTGCAACTTCTTTTTTTGAAGCTCGCAGACCATGCGTATCGATATTTCTATACCAAACATCAAACCAATAAGGAACTTTAATCATCTACTTATCCCCTTTATAATTTCCCTTCGTATAATTTCGAGCCACAATGTGGACAAAATTTAAATCCTTGGTATTTCATATTAGGATATTCATCATTGCAGTATTTGCAGTAGCCATATAATTTTTGATAATCTAGGTTCATTGACAATCCAGACAGAACTTGCTCTACAGTAAATTTTGTATTTTCGCCAAGCAATAAAAACTTAGACAATATACGAATTGCTGTTGAAATTTGATTATTTGACATGTTGGCTTTTACGACAATTTTTCCTTCTTTATCTACTTTGATAACTGCACCATTCCTCTTAAACAATTCACTCATCTCCTAGCTTCCTACCGCACATCGGG